AGGCCGCATAAGAGATTAAGAAATCGCGATAACCGCGTCCGAGCTGGTGACCGGCGCTAATGCCGCAGAGGAAATCACAACGTGATAGGTTCCTGCATCGCTCGCCGTGACGGACGCTTTGGTCAGCGTATTCGCGTTGGCACCCGGTACCGCTTTGCCGTCTTTAAACCACTGATAAGACAGCGGCGCCCCGTTGCTTGCCGAGGCGGTAACTGATAAATCCAACGCATCGCCTACCGCCAGTGTTGCGCCAGCAGGTTGAACCGATACGTTGATCACGGCTTTGGGACAACACCCCACTTCAGGTTGTTTTGTTTACCCTGTACGGTGATCTGGATAACCTCACTTGCCGGAGCGGTGATTTCATTCATCTGCCAACCGGATAACGCCAGCAGCATTGTGGCCGTTCGGCGGTTCGGTAACTCAATATAGAACTGCACCGTTTGGCGTGCTTCAGCGGCATTTAAGAAATCAGCAAAATCCTCGTTATCCGGATCGTCAACAAAGCCCAGCGATTTTTCAGGCCCCTCCGGTAAATCAGAAATAAACTGTTTGCTAGTATCAATCAGCGTGGTGCAATCCACAAAGCTACCCGTCTGCCCCGTTGCCCCCAACGCCTTACAGTTAATCAGCGGTTTTAACGCGGCAACCTCAGCGCCTACCGCGCCCCATTTCACCACGGTACCCGCAGGCAGCATGGCGTATTCTGGCGAAGTTTTTTTATCATCAGCCATCGTTTTCTCTCTTCATTTGGTTGGCATAGCGAGTGCTATTGGTTTTGTTCAATACCGGCGCGTAACTCGACGGCGAGAACGCGAAGAATGCGGGATTTGTTGTAATCCATGGCAGGACGGATAAACGGCGCTGCCACCTGTTTGATGGTGCCGAACTCTTGCGCCAGCGCTTTCATATGGTGCTTTTTACTGGGGCCTACTCTCAGCGTAATCACCGTAAGGTACTTATCATTATTCATGAGGCTGGTACTGCGGATTTTGATGGTATCGCGCATGTGCTCACCGGCGTTGGCGTCGTCGAATCCAGCGTGCGCTTTCATATCTTCCAATACCGGAGCCAATGCTTCGCGCCCCGCGTTACGCATTACTTTTACGGCCTTATCCCCCATGGCCAATAATTGCCGCTCAAGCTCCTGCAGTCCTTTCACCTCGATAGTGATCATGGGGAAACCTCAACATACGTAATGAAATACTCCCGTAAGAGATCATAGAGTTGCTGGTTACTGGTTTGTGGGGTCGGTGTTTCTCGTAAGTTTCCGCGCTCGACATACTGAACGGGAAAATCGGCAATAAAGCCGTGGCGTATCGCCTGCCACTTTCCCCAAATCAGCCGATCTAACATTTTCAATCGCGTGTAATCATTAAGAATAATGATGCGCATCTGAAAACGCGCACGCACAACCGAAGTCCGCACAAGCCCTATTTCAAGTGGTGGATCGGACACGCATTGGTAGGTGATCCCCTCCACCACATCTGCTGGCAGTAATAAGGGATAAACCGGCAGACCGGTGAGCGCTTCCAGTTCTGTTTTAATGGCCTGTTCTATCATGACGAATATCCGCCTCCGCCGTAATGATGAGCCGATCGGCATGGGTACGATCGGTTGAGCGCACCGTGAAGAACTGTTGCCCAAAAACAACCTGCCAGTCCTGCGCAACATCCTCGCGCGGTCGCAGCGTAAATTGGTAGGTCTGGACAACCTGCTGCTGTTCGGAGGTGCGGATCTTGCGATCAGAAATCGGCTCAACCTTTGCCCATGTCTTTGCTACTTCTACCGGCTCATCCGGCAGCGGCTCTCCAAGTGGGCCGCGCCGTTGCTCAATCCGTCTCAATGTAATGCGTTTATTCAGCTCGCCAGCCGAGAGTGGCTTCATAGACCATAAATCCGATAAGGTTGAAGCAGTGCTTGAACGGCAATCGGCATCTCAGAAACAGTTTCACCGACAACAACACCTTCACGATTGCTATACCACTGACTGATACACAGTAATATGGCGGCCTTTATTGCATCATTTAACAACATACCGTCAGGGTCATCGCTGTAGCCGGGAGAATCAGCAGATGGGTAGAGTTGCCGCCTTGTCCATGACTGAACGTAACTGACTGCTGCCTCTGTATATACCTTCAATAGTTGATCATCGCTGGTAAAGTCAGAGTCGATTCGGCAATGTGATTTGACCAATCCAAGATCAATCATGTTGCCCCCTTATTTTTTGCCCTTCTTGCCTTTGTCGCTATTTACGGCCTCTACAGGTTCCGCAGGTTCCGCAGGTTCCGCAGGTTCCGCAGCATCCATTATTTCCACTTCCACTGCATACCCTTTACGCTCTAATTCCCGCCCATGTTGTTCATTGGTTTCGAACTCACGCCCCTCAACCACAACATCCCCGCCAATATAAATCGGCTTAATCGCTTTAAGTTTCATCTTGATACCTTTATGAAAAGCGGCCAGAAGGCCGCCTATTGATCATGACTTGAGTTATGCGCCACCGGTTGGTGGGGTTGGAACAGTAAAGGAGCCATACACAAAGGCTTCAGGACGCTTGACGGCTAACGCTAAGCGCTCTTCGCAACGGATAGTGATCATGTTCTTCTCAAAGTCATCGGTGTTTTCGGTACTGATGACAACGTTAGTTTCTTCACGATCAAACAGTTGTGCCCCCGCATTAAATGCCCCCGTTAGGAATTTACCTTTGAAGGCGGCGGCCTCTGTCGCCACAACAGGTAATCCCCACAAGGTTGGCCCAGTGAGCGCCGCAGGGTTAGCTAAAATGTAGCGACCCAGCGTGTCCTTAGTCAGTTCGATCTTGGCCCAATCGATAAAGTGGAGAACGTGACCAGAGGCAGGGAAACGTGCGAGTTGTGCTTGCAGCATCGCAAGACGTAAATCATCAATGCCATTTTTCTGTTCAACCTCAAAGGCCGCCGCATAAGCCGAGGCTTGAGGAATAATGCCTTCGAGGTGCGCCCCAGTCCCATCACCGAACAGAATTTCTTGTTCTTCAACGTATTTCAGACCGTAACGCATTTCCGCATCGACGGAAGATTGCAATTGAGCAAAGTCATCAAGGATTTGTTTGGAGGCTTTGAACAAATGCGCAATGGTACGTACAGGCGTGATTTTCTCAGCAAATTGGATATCACTGTAAGGTTTAGTGGTATTTTCAGCCACAACAGAAGCTTTGTTAGTAAAACCTGTCTGTTGAACCCAGTAGATGGTATTCGAAATCGTTTTACCCGGCGCAATCAGATCTCGAATAAATAAGCGCTGCTTAGGTGCGGTATCAATCCCCGGCAAACGCTGCGGCGCAACAATTTGTCCCGGAACATCTGTTGAGATCAATGCGGCGTTGACGGGGATACTGACACGCTTATTTCCCTCAACACTGGCAGCAAATGCTTTCATTGCCTCAGCGCTAATGACCTGCTGACCTACGGACTCAATCACATCACGCGCATTGGACAACGGCATTTGTGCGACATGCTGCTCCAGTTCACCCAGTGCTGCCTTTAATGTTTTTTCGGCTTCACGCATTGCGTTCAGCTCCGAGGCCATTTTATCCACAGAATCTTTCGTTTCTGCAGAGAGCTGCCCTGACTTCTTCGCTTCTTTCAGCGCATCTTCCGCTTTGGCATTGAATTTGCTGGTTGCTTCTTCAATAGACGCGGTGACTTTTTTCAAGATTTCATTTACTTCAGACATAAAAACTCCGTTATTTGCATGCGTTCGCTAGGCCGTCAAGCGCGGCGCCTAGCTGAGCTAAAGTTTCAGGGGAGGGTTGTGTGGCAGCGCTCGGCATGCCATCGGGATTGGATGTAGCGCTCGGCGTACCTCCAGATAAGGCTTTAATCAGTTTTCGTCGTTCAGAGCGCGGTGTATTGGTTTTCGCTAGCAAGGCATCGAGTTTGCGCAATGCTGCTGCAGGAGAGTCATCACCATCGATGACGGAATCAGCGGAAAGTAGGCTATCAGCCAGACCTTTCTCAACGGCATCACTTCCACCAATATAGCTTTCTGCATCCATTAATTTATGGATGGTGGTTTCATCCATACCAGAACGAGCAGCGTAAATATCTGCCATGGCATTATCGAAGGGCTCGAGATATTCCGATAATGAGGCAAAGTCGTGGCGGTTTCCCATTGAGACAACCCAGCAGTTATGGATCATCAAAAAAGCGCCACGCCCAATCTGCACCTCATCACCGGCCATAGCGATAATTGACGCGGCACTAGCAGCAATACCCAATATTTTTACGGTCACTCGGCCTTGATATTCACGCAGCAGATTGTAGATAGCGAGGCCTTCAAACATGTCTCCGCCCGGAGAGTTGATATTGACAGTGACATCAGCGCCATTCATCGTACGAAGCGCTCCAGCGATCCGTTTGGCGGTAACGCCCTCCCCCCAATAATCCTGCCCAATAACATCAAAAACAGAGATGCTATTGTCATCTGTGGATGCTGCTTTTATTCCACCATCCCACCGTTCCAACGCTGAGGGAACTGGCTCACATGAAACACCCGCGCAGGGATGCCCCACCGGAGCCACCGGAAGTCGTGTTTTTTTCATTGAGAATTTAGCTCCTAAGCAGCCTGTTTAAAGGGAGACTGTTCGAAAGGGATATCTGGGAATATTTCGCTATGTAGGCTTCTTATAGCCCTAGCTTGTGTAACAAGATTGCCATTGCGGAGATCTTCTAACGCTGTCAGGTTAAGTTGAACGGTATAAATATCGCCCCCCGGGATCGGCGGCATATTCTCAAGACGGCGAACATCATTACGACTCATCCAACCATTTTGTAACGCCGTGGTGTAATACGCAGCTCGCCCTGCACTATCAGCACGAAGTAATCCCTCAACCGAGAATTCGGCAAAGTAATCCTCATCACCATCAAGTAAACAACGCGCAATCTCTTGCTCTATGTTCACCAATAACGGGCGTAGCGTATTGGTTAAAAAAAGCAGGTTCATCCCTTCAACGCTTGATGCCCAACTGCTTTGCTTAGTGGTATGACCGACCATAAACGGCGGAACACGAAACCATCTACACACTTCTTCAATACTGAATGAGCGGCTCTCTAGAAGTTGTGCAGCCTCGGGATTCATTGTTACGTTCTGGTAAGAAAGCTCATTTTCTAACACCATCAATTTTCCGGCATTTTTAGAGCCGGCAAACTCTTGAAGGTTTTTACGCAACCGATCACGCTGCTCTTTACTTAAAGCCACTTTAGATGAAAGGAAGCCTGTACTCTGTAATCCATTTTCGAAAATCTTAGCCGCCGCCTCATCAACAGCCATTGCAGCGCCAATCACATCTTTCCCTGCTTGCAGCGGCATCATTCCGCATACCCCATCAAGCCCAAAGCCTCGGATATGCATCATTCTATCGGGCGGTATATCCCGCTTAGCGCCGTTTTCGGTATAGGTGTATTGCAGTAATCCATTATCGCTACGCTTTACCACCATGTTTTGTGGTAAAAGCGGGAGCAGGGCCACCAGCTTTTTGCCAATTATCTTTTTTTCGACAAAAGCGTTACCGCGCAAGCAGATGCTGGCCACCACTATCAACATGAAACGTGATGGTGTCATTTCGAGATTCGGACGACGGCATAAAACCTGATAGGCCGCATGCTGCTGAGCAAGCTTTCTAGAACCATCAGCCTCACGCTGATAGACCTTAAGTGGCAATGTAGAAATTGACTCGCTTAACAATCTGACACAAGCCCACACCGCTGAAAGTTGTATGGCTTTATCTGCTGTAACCACTTTTCCGCTGCTGCTCGCACCAAACCATTCCTGCCAGAACGTGCCATCAGTCAAGCTAATGGGGACGCCGAGCCAATTTAAAAGGGCGCTTTTAACGCGCCCCGGTTCTTTGTTTTTTTTCATCACAGCCCCACCATTATTGGATCATCAAAGAAACCATCGATATCCCCCTCATCCTCATCGTCATCATCCGCAGCACCAATTGCCATTGCCGCCGAAACAATGCCATCAATACGCCCAGTGCTTTTTTTCTTGGCAAAGATACGGTTCTTTTTCTGATCTTCCTCAACAACAGCTGATGCCGCATTCCATCGTAAGCAAGGGTTAAACTTAACCTCTAGCTCAGTTTCATCGAGCAGACCTTCAAAAAGCTCCAAAGAATGAGGCATCCAAAGACCTGAATCAGCGGCCTTGAAATATCCTTGCCCATGAGGGACAAGAGGAACCATTACGCCAGCCTCTTCAAGCTCAGGCTCGAGGTATTTAATCCGATATTGGTCGAACGCAATTTTTTTAATGTTGAATTTTAGCGCCAACTCAGCAATGCGCTCAGCGACAAAAGCATACTTAATCGCTTTCCCCGGAGGAGCATGAATGAAGCCTTTCCTTAACCATGCATCGTAGGGAACACGGTCAGTTTTCGCCCTCTCCAGTAATGTGTCTTTTGGCGTCCAAAACTCCACAAGCAATTTTTTTCTTTTTGGGAAATAGAGCGCTAACGCGGTGAGATCTCGCGTACCCGATAAATCCAGCCCGCCTGTACACTCCTCACCGTCGAGGTCATCAACATCAAAATCATTTTCATGTGCCATCCATACATCACTTCCGATCCATGGGTTCGCCGCATCTACCCATTCACAGAAGTTTAAGCGCCTGACAATGCTTTCCTTGGCTGGCATGCCGCGAGCTTGAGTGACCTGCTCACGCAAATATTTATCGGTAAACGTGTATCCAAGAGAAGGGTTTGCCTTTCCCCAACACGACTCATCTTTGAACGGGTCATCCCCCTCATCCAATGAGCAGATGAAACAGAAAAAACTGTCATCTTCAATATCGCCTGCAGCAACCTTTTTCCCGTACTCATGGTAGTCATAACAAACGCTGGTTTTATCATGCCCGCTGTTAGTAATAAGAAACATCAACGCCTGACGGCGGCCTTTTGTCCCGGCTCGCATCATTTCTACAACGGTATTGGTTTTATGCTCGTGAACTTCGTCAATAAGTGCACAGTGTGGACGTGGACCAGATTGACCATCATCCGAACTGATGGGTTTAAAGAATGAGCCCGTTTGCAAAAATGCCAAATTCCAGACGTTCAGACCGGTACCCGATTTAACGATCCGTTGTGATAGCGCTGGCGACTGATCAACCATTGAGACAGCATCACGAAACAAAATCATGGCTTGGTCTTTTTTAGTGGCCGCAGCATAAACCTCAGCACGCGGCTCTTTATCTGCAACAAGGCAATAAAGGCCCACGCCCCCCGCCAATGGAGACTTTCCCGATCCCTTACCGGATTCGATATAACTCATACGAAAACGGCGAGTACCATCTTCGGATTTCCATCCAAATAACGACCCAACGATAAAACATTGCCATGGCAGTAAAATAAAAGGTTTCCCTTCATGTTCTCCACCATTGAGTTTGAGAACTTTGGCAAAGAAATCGATCGCCCGTTGTGCGGATTCAATATCCCAAACTATGCCGCGAGAGGTTCCCATTTCAAGATCGCGTAAATGACGCTTGCAAGCGTTACGTATATCTGGCCCAGCAAGGATTTTCCCATCGGTGACATCAGTGGCATATTGCGTGGCGGGATCAAGTACCGAAGAACTCTTCGAGCGGGTCTTTTTCTTTTTCTCCACCATTAACCTGTACCTTTGAACGCGCAGCTGGGGTTAACCCAAATTCAACCAAATAACTTTTAAAGCGCCGATCGGCATCAGCGAGCATGGAAACTGCAGGGTTTGCCTTAATAAGAAATCCACCTTCGGTCTGAACGGTATAAGTGCGTCCTTCATCAGTAATGGTGTTTCTTAGCTGTAGAATATCGGCGTAAATATCACAGAGACGTTCAAGAGCAAACGTATCTGCAACGGTTAAAATCCCCATGCCATCCAACAGCACCGTCATTCTTCCCCAAGCTGTTTTTCCCCAGTCCGTTAAATGTGCTGGAGGGCTAGGAATTTCTCTTGCTGGCTGAGGTTCTTTCTCGTTGAGTTTTCGTTTGCCCGGATTGCCTGTGACCACTTTTAAGTGAGTGGGTTTTGGGCGTCTTCCGGCCATAATTCCCTCCAGAAAAAAACTTTTCATTTCGCGGTTGTGCACACAAAGCACAAGCGGCGGTCATTTAGCGTGAGAGAGGTGAACTCTTACCCCGCCCCTCCCCAGTGCTTGTTAGCGCCAATCGGCAGCCCATCCTCGTCGCATCCGATAGCATGCCCGCGTTTCTCCATACGTTGCTTGGTCGAGCTATGATGGCTGGTGCAGAGCCCTTGCCAGTTCTTACGATCCCAAAAAAGCTTTTGCGCTTTGGCTATCTCTTCACGATTGCCTGAATGAATCGCTAGCTTTAGACGGTGAGGCACAATGTGATCGACAACGGTCGCCGCGCTAATCACGCCTTGCTCTTTGCACATTGCACAGAGTGGATGCAGTTGCAGGAATTCTTTCCGCGCTCTATCCCATTTGCTTCCATAGACTCGGACATCTTTCATCGCGATGACCGCTTATATAACAACCCACCGGGACGACACTCAGTCTTAATAGCCTCATTAACGAGCTCTCGCACAGCTTTACGTAGCTGTCTTTTGTTGGCTAGCAGGCGCGGCATAGTCGCTGGGAACAAGAACATTGCGCCACTGAATACATTGAATGCATCGCTACCACGTATAGATGCGTTAAGCTCTTCCAACTTCTGTTGCGCGTCGCTAATGTCGACATCGATTTGAACAGTCACTTTACTGATCACCTTGCCTTTATCGTGCGTCTGTACATTGTTGGTTGAATGCCATAGTGAGTGGCGACGATGGTCGTTTGAATGTTCAGAGTCTGCATTTCCTGCTAATACTCCTGGCGCTGAGATTTTCAGTGGGAAATATTCAGGGATTCCGTTTACAGTCGTTCTCAATCCCCACGCATCATACTGGGCTGTTCCGGCCGGATTGGTAACTTCAAATCCGTCACCATTCACCGTGATACTCATACTTGCCATCACGTCTCGCAGTGTTAGATGTTTCATTTAGAATAATCCTCTATATGTGAAAGTATCGCCCCGCGTAATTCAGAGACGACACACATTCAAAACAGTGCATTTATCCTGAAATAACGAATGGCCAAACCTATAAAACAGCAGAAAATAAAATTATTGAATGCGCTCTATCAGGACTTTTCCGTAAAGGGTCTGCCGCTTCACCTCACGACCTTCGGCCTGCATGCGTCCTTGCTCATCCGTTACGACAGTAATAACCTCACCCTTCTCATCGTCAGCTGTGAAGCAATATTTCACTTCAATACCATCGAGAAAGACTTTGTAGCGCTCTCTGTATGATTCGATTTTTACACCGGGATCATCATCAAGGACTGTCAGGCGCATATGACCTCCAATAAAAAAGGCCACCAGCGGTGACCCATGTTGTTGCTCAATACAATACAGTTACTACGTCTTTATGGTTACTATAAGCATTCAGCCCTTCCATGTAGGAGCATGGATGATGTTTGGCTGATCAACTTAGCAGAGGTGTTAAATATGGAAAAACCAAATAGCCTAGCTGTTCAACTAGGGGCATTTGACTCTATGATCCGTGCAATACTGCACGTGACTGGTGATGACCAGCTCAAGGAGATTCACAAATATTTATTGAGTCTTTGGAATGCTATCGAAAGTGGAAACCCTAGACCGGAAGCGGCTGAACAACTCAAAGCATCACGGATAATGGCTATTGGGATGATTGAGAGTGCATTGAAATCGCATTCTTCAAAATAGCATCAACATTATTATCAAAGGCGGCCTGTTGTAGGGCTGCTTTTACAATCTTATCGATAACACATTGAGCATGTTTTTTCGCTCGCTGCTCGTATCCGACTAGGGTGAAATCAGGGGCAATAACTTCACGATAAGAAACCGTTGCTAGTGTCTTACCTCCCATATTAATACTGACATCACCACCAATATTTTCGATAGAACACATTGCGAGCCCAAAGGCTACATTGCTCTTTTCTACCTTTAAACTAAGTGTTTTTTTGCAGGGAAATTCAACAGAATATTCCAGAGGAGTAACGCGACATGAATCATTATCATCTAAAGACATAGCCTATCCCTCAATAAAAAACCCGCGCTCGGCGGGTTCCATCATCTCTGTATCACCGCCATCTCTCTGGCGACGAACGTATCATCATTAACGCGGCTAACGCATATGCCTACCGGCGACTGATTTAGCATCTCTACCAGCCTGTCTTTACTGACTACATCAGCCTTCCCTTCACAGGTAAAACTTTTGCTCTTGGATAGCGGGATGGTATTTGTTCCGCTGCCTTTATTGCCGCCATTAATAGTCCAGTTTAAAGCACCAATAATGCACACCACACCGATACCCAACACCATAAATACTGTCTTCGCACCATTGGAAAACTTCACGCTGAGTTCCTTCCCAAAATAAAAGCGAAGATAACAGCATGAAGAATATGGTTAAAATTGGTTGTATAGATCAATTATCGTTTATCGATCGTTCAAAACGATCGATATTGCAAAGGTATTACGTTGGTATCTAAGGATTCACTGTTGCGACGGAATCATAGATGCGTTCACAGGTTTGTCCGGCGCTATAAGCGCGGTCAGCCTCTTTTGCATACTCTCCTGCTGCTTCGTTTGATTCGCTGAGCAACTCGGTAAGCAATATGATGGCTTGGGACTTTGACGCGCTTGAGCTGGCAGCGCTGGAAAGCTTGCCGGTTTCACTGTCTGCGAATTGTTGCCTGAGCTGTATGAGCTGTTGCTGCAACCTGTTAGCAGAGCGCTTAGCGCTAATAGCATCAGCTTTAAGCCGTTTGTTATCTTCGTCTGCATCTTTAACCGCCTGATTTGCTGCCTGTTGCCTGCGTTGTTCTTCTGCTCGTTCGTCTGCCTGTCGCTTGGCTAGAGCATCAGAATCCGCTTTATCACGCTGCGCCCATTTCAATTGCCAAGATTTATCAACCTGATGATATTTATCGCGGTAATGGCTAGCTATTTTTCCAGCAACGAGCAGAGCCACCAGCAACACACCTATTGCCATCATTCGCCAACTGAAATTGATATTCATTGGACTATATCCCAGCAAGTAAGCTCCGATTCTTGGCCTCTTCGCACCGGCTGCCCAGAGCAATTATTTTCTTTAATCCGACAATCTCTGCCTCCATCGAATATCCAGCGCCTTATCTCAGCACAAGCACCAATACGATCACCGGCATTCAACTTCTTATAAAACGTAGAGGGGAAGCATTTAGCGGGGCCGATGTTATACGGACAAAAAGAAGCGATACCCGCGATTGCGGGCTCGGATAGTGGTACGGTCACATTACGCTTAACCCATGCGATAGCTTTATCACGCTCTACCGCGTCATAGCGCTTGCACTGACTGTATGAAAGTTTCAGCCCTCGAGTGACTGGTTTCCCCTCAATGCGCGTCAATCCACGACATATTGACCAGATCCCCCGCCCATCCTGATACGCGATAGTTCGAACTCCCTCTTTCTCATCCAGAAACTGATCAAGGATTTTGTCAGCTGTAGCCCCACCGAGAATTAATGCCAGAACCGCAGCGCTGAGTTTGGTTTTAGTTCCCATCAATCACGCTCCAGCATTTCCAGCTCTTCACTCACTGGTGCAGCGGCTATCACCTGACGGCTTTGAATCCACTCACGCAATAAGCGCTCACGACGGCATCGGAAATAAATCCCCGAGATAAGGCCAGCCAGAGTGCAAAAAATGCCGACAATGATGCCGATAACCATCCACTCGCTGGGTGAGAAGAAATTAATCAGGCTGAATAGCCACGATGAAACCCCACCAGCAAGCAAAGTGTTATCGGCAGCACGTGTGTACATTCTTTTCATCCTTCACCTCCACCAGCGAGGCGGGGTTATGTAGTGAATAGCGCCCAGCCGTAACCACTCTCAGCTAGAAAGTGTTTAGTGTGTGGATGGTTGTTGGCTGGGCGCTACATATGAAAAAGGCCACCCAGAGGTAGCCTTTGATTGAATCGTTTTGGTTATTTATCGTCTAAATCAATCAGGTCTTACATTAATTGGTGTATTTTTAAAAATCTGATAGACCTCATTACTCGGTGGCTTAGGGAATTTTGCTAGCTTCACCGCCTCCATCGCTTCGGCACATAACTCTGGATCACCACCTTCCGCGATAACTCCAAGCAAAAGACCATCCTGCGCAAGCTTGATGCGTAAATCGCATATTTTCCCTTTAAAACTGGGTTGAGTTCTAAAGTGCCTCTCTATTTCAGATTGAATATCTCCAGCGTAAGCACTAACCGATTTATCAATCCTTGAGCTAGCACTTTGCGATTTAGCCTGACTGCTGCACCCAGTCAAAAGAAATACACTGCATAGTGCGCTAGCCCAAAGCAAAGCAGCAAGACTTTTCACTATTGACACTCCTGTTTTACTGCTCAGTAGATTAACTGGAACTCTAACCACTTGCCGAGCGCCTGTATAGCTTTTTGCACCATATCAATTTTTAGTCGCACACTTTAAGTCAAATAACTCTGGTCGGAGACAATAGCAAGAGAAAAGTGATTAGATAATTAGGTTTATCACTTGCATTAATCTAATTAAAACCTTATTATCTAATCATCCCAAGCGGATATGCTCTTTAAAAAGTGAGGAAACATGGTAGCGGTTCAATGGACTAAGAAAGCAACAAAACAGCTGCTTTCGATAGACACCAGATACCGGAAAGCCATTAAAGAGAAGGTCGACAAACTGATAGCCTTCCCCGCCGTCGAATTGGATATCAAAAAGCTAAAAGCCACGGATAGCCAATACAGGATGAGGGTTGGCGATTATCGGGTTATCTTCCAGATCGAAAACGGTGAACCGGTAGTTTGCACAATACAAGAAGTTAAGCGCAGAACATCAACAACCTACTAGGCGGGGAAACCCGCCAGTTTCCTTGTGACATTAGCCGCGACTCTTAGATACCCGGATCGATATATGTCAAAAATTCAATACATAAATGATACTGCTGGGAAACCACAATTTGTGGTGCTCCCTATCAGTGAATACCAAGCCCTGATCAGCGAAAGCGATCAAGGCTGGGAAGATGTACCCTATACCGCAGCCGAAGATGATGATGTAACAATCCCTAATGAGGTTGTTGGCATCATGGTTAACCAAGACGTTAGCCTGCTAGCTGCATGGCGTATACATGTTGGCTTATCCCAATATGATGTAGCAGAGAAGCTGGGAACAACTCAATCTGCTGTATCACAATGGGAAGCCCAAGGTTCAAAGCCTCACAAAAAAACCCGTGAGCGCCTTGCGGCTCTTTATAACTGCAAGCCTGAACAGATGACTCCATAAATGACAAAACCCGCTCAAAAGGCGGGTTTCTTTTTATCTTTAAAATTTTGGCAACATACCAAATTAGCCTTAAATATGGCTCATTTCGTTCGGTTTTGCAAGCATCATGACGCTAAATAACACAAACGTGATGCATCTCTCGTCTTTAAAACCAGATCTAAACTAATGCAATCCAGATCCATAACTATGACTAATAGAGTCCCCCAATGAGGGCCATAGCATTCTGACCATGTGGACTTACTAACGCTCATGAAATCAGCCAATTGTGTCGCCGTGTACTCTTTCCCCTGAATGCCGCTACACTTGCGCGCATGCTGCTGTACTGCCAGCCATACCAATTGCGCAAGCCGTGCCGTCACTTTCTTTGTGATCCGCTTGCCTGTTAACGTCTTTTTGAACTCTTCCCATACATGCTTAGTGATCAGGACTTGATAGTCATAGTTCAGGTCATGCGCATAGCAATACCGAATCCATCCAAGCTGGTGGCCATCAAGTTTAGATATTGCCCGGCGCCACGAACTAAGACAGAACACAATTTCTTCAATGGGTGGCCTTACATCCTTACCGCCTCGAGTTTCTGTACACTTCACCGGATCAGCAATGCGAACCTGCCCACCGACTTCGCGTACTGGCTTACGTGGATAACGAGACGTGTTGACCAATGCCGCTCCCTGAAATGCATCAAGCTGGCCCTTAGTTGCTCCAGCAATATTTGCCAGCGCTAGTGAAACGCAGCGTCTTACATACTCTAAATTCTGTAAATTCATTACTCAGCGCTCCCCACACGTTACGCTTGAAAAATTGCGCCAACACCCAGCGCGTAATTTAAAAACTCAATCAACAAGAATCGCTGATCCCCGTGTTTCTGCTCCCATGCGGCTACGTCTTTATGCAACTTGTCGTGGCACCGTCTGCATAACGGCAACACGAACAAGTCATGGGTTTTAGTTCCCATGCCGCCCAAGCCGTGATTAATCACATGATGCGGATCGTCAGCGGGATTACTGCAACCACAACATTTCTGAGTTTTCACCCATCGGGTGTATTTCTCGCATTCCCAGCGCTGTAGTTTCGGTTTTAACATAAAGCTTGCTGGTGGTGCCTCATTGCCCGCAAGTTTGATAATGGGCTTTACCCGCTCCACCAGCTCGGCAACAATAGAGAATGGTTCAGGCTCCCACGGGGTAATATCCGCCTCTTTCGTTGTGCCTCCGATGGTGGGGAGTTCCATCCCAGTGATAGCGTATGCAGGAAGGAGGTCAGCCACACCGTTAAGCGTCGCCCACCAGCATACTTCCGCAAATGAAATCTCTCGCCCTTCACTCAGATCCAGTTTGATACGAATGGCCTCAAGTAAGCATTCAATCCTGTTCTGCATAGCAATCGACATCATAGCTTCAGTAAAATGCGTGCGAGTACGGTTGTCACAACTCCAGCACAGCCGAACCGCGCCGCCCTCATAGGGTGTAGTCACTAGCTCTTTATGGTGCCAATCCGCATGCCACTGGCATTCATCCTTCCCATCCAGCCATGTGAGCAATCTATCCAGCCCACCAACCGCACGATAAACGCGATCATTAGCCCAGAAAGCAGACAGGCGCGGATCTGCGGCTAATGTCTGATGTTCGGCAGGGACTTCACCCGTAGGTAGCTCGCGCAGCGCCTTTGGTTCATCGGAAATGTACAAACGCTGTTGCGGTTTGAAATGGTGCATCAGACCGGTACCGGGGCGCAGTAAAACCACGCCCAGATCTGACTGAGGAAAAGCAGTCAGTAACAATCTCATGCTGCCACCAGCTTTTCAGCCATACGACGAACCTGCGCCAGAAATGCATCGCCCCGAGTGATTAGATCATCGCGGGTGACATAACTGATTGCTGGGCCGCGCCACTGCTTATCAAGAATGACAACAGCACCGGCAAAAAATGCACCGGTAGGCTTTTGCTTCTCGTCAGCGGGTTTGAACCATACCGGCAGATCAAAACCAATACGCCCACGAATAAAAGCAACATGATCGGCTTCTTCTGGCCACCATACTTCGCTGGTTGCCGCTTTAATCAGGAAGACGTAACGACCGCCCTTATCGCGCATAGCCATCGCATGATCGATAATGTGCCGCATACCTGTGACATATTGCCCTTCATACTCTTTAGCGCGGCTGTAAGGTGGGTTTGCGTATGCCGCGCCGCCCAGCTCTTTTAGACGTTCTGACCAGTCCTGAGTCAGTGCGTTGTCTTCGGCGGTGTAGTACGCATCACATTTTGCATTATCAGCATCGGCGAACAGATCGAGAGTGATTGGCCCAAACATCGCGTTAATGCCCCAGAACAATGACTCAGGGGTACGCCACTGATCGCCAACATCTTTGAGATAGTGTTCAGGCTCTGCACGTTGAGCTGCTAAAGCGGCGCAATATGGGTTTTGTTCGACCTCTGGATCTACATCATCATCATCAAAGCTACAGGAAAACGCATCGCAAGACTCACTGCACGAACCAGACTTATACCCACCACCGCCACGGATAGTTGCAGCAATATCTTCTCGGCTTTTATCGGCGTATAAGGCAATGATTGATTCAAGCGAATGATTGCCCCGGTACATAATCTTGTTTTCTTGCTGGCGACGATCAACAACTCGTACATCAGGTGATGTTACTAGCTCCCAAAACTCAGCGGCCATTTCAGGTTCATCGCGGGTCGCTAATGCAATTTTATTGATACCTTTCTCGATGCAAAAAACACAGTTTCCTAGATGTTCTGGCAAATCTAGATCGAAGGGTTGCTGTTTCCACCAGTTAAGAATATCGGGCTTATCCATATCGCAGATATCAGCCAAATAGTGCACACCCTTTTTAGGTTTTAACCGTTTAGGCTCGTCAATTCGTATGCCCAACCATTTTTCACTATCAGGAAAGTGCTCTTTGCAGTAACGATGCGTAGGCTCGATCTTCATTGTTCTTGTGCAGAACCGTCCGCCCATATACGGCGTGCCGTATTTTGAGCAGGCATCACGGAAAGGCTGTAGATCGGGTCCAATTTCATCAACCGTCACAACCTTGTAGCCATTCCCTTTACCAAGTTCAGGGTTTATCTCTAAACGCAGACAAATCAGTTCTATGCCCCAATGCTTAACTACGTTGCGGATAAATTCGTAGGTTTTTGGATGTTCTGCGCCTGTATCGGTAAAGATATAGCGGACATCTAATCCCTCTCTCACACGGCGTTGCTCCATCATATAAACCAGTCGTCCAGAGGTACGCCCGCCAGAAAAACTCACCACATGAACTGTCACGACAACACCTCCAAACGAACAACCGTTTCATAGTCCATACGCGGATCAGCCGTGACATCTGTTGCTCTGCAATGCATTGAGCACTTATTGCGGCATTTAACTGCGTGTTCCATATCCTCTTCGGTACCGCAATTCTCAATGACTCGGGACCATTCGTATTCAGCGCGGCGCCACTGTTTTGCCGCTTCACAGCGTTGGGCTCTTTCCTGATGGAGCTGAACAAGCGCTGGCCGGTGGCGGCGAATTACTGGCATGGTTTGTTGTTTCACAGGGCACCTCCCGTACGCTCTACGAGCCATCTTGGTAATTCACTCCTATCAACTGGCGCAGCGGGTTCTTTGGGCTTCTCACTCGAATAACCGTTCCTAAAGCCAGCAGGGACCGATGAGTAATCCTGATTTGAGAAATCCATATCAACGTAGCCTTTCGGCTTTGCTTGATTGCCTTTTGACCATTGAGTGCGAGGCGGTCGGCCAGCCTTGGACCAGTTGGACGCAGAACTCAGGTATGCTGGGAACTTGTTCGGACGGAATAACGTGACAGGGTTCAGGTTAGAAGCCATCTCCAGATTGCTTGCCCAGCGCTCGACGCTGAAATCGACAACCAATACCAGCTCATCAGGGGTGAACCCATCACGCAGGCGGGCTCGAATGTTCTCGAGTGAGGATTTGCAATTCTGGTAGCGGGATGCGGTCACTTGGTTCAGATGTTTGAGTACCTGAATCGCTTGATCAGTAATTTCTACCTCTGGGTCGGTCGGCGCAGCCGAACTGCCCACAGTGTTTTTATCTGATGTGATCTCTTGAGTACTCTTTGTAGTGATCTCTGTAAGAACATTAGGACAATTTGTCCCAATGGAATCCCCCGATTTTGTCCCCTTGCATGGGGTCACTTTGTCCTTTTGCATTTGGACATTTTGTCCTAATGGAGTTGGACAATTTGTCCCAATGGAATTGTTGATAATTTCGGCGTCATCTAGCGCCGCATGGTCGTAGTTAATAGCGTAGTATTTCGTTTGGTCACGCTTATCTTTGGATAGCTTTTCGCCAGTGATAAGCCCTTGTTTTTCTAGAGAAGTAAACGTGCGGCTTACTGTTTTCTCATTCCAGAATTTAAACTGCTTGTGCCACTCTCTGATTGAGTTATATACCCAGCGACGGCCTTCATGCTCGATACCTGAGTTTGTCTCAGTAAGCCAGTATTGAATCTGTTGAAGAACGATGGCCTCATTTAAACCGATGCGTTCAGCTAGGTCTGAAAGCACTATCAGTGGGCGAGATGGTAAAAGTAAGCTCATACCGCCCCCTTGTCATAAGTATGGAGGCCTAAAGCGCGATGAATCTCAGGGAGAATAACGGAGACCAACGTTTTGCGCTCTGTGGTAAGCAGCTCAATAGCGTTAGCTAGAGTGTTATTTTTATCAGTGTTATTAAGTTCGATAGCACGCAAATAGCGAAGCGCAGAAGTAACGCTGCGGAGATGTTGAAGGTTTTCTTTGGTTGCGGCTTGGGTAGGGATCGTAGCCATGATGGCAGCCTCTGTTGAGTAGTATTTACTACCACCCACAGATGCGAAGCCATGATTGGTGGTAGCCCAGACGGAGTTCGCATTACCGGCCTCAACAGATACCGGCGCCCCCAAGGGAGCCCCCGCCTGAGCCACCATAGATAGGCATGCAAAGGCATTACACACAAAAAAACCGCTAACGCGGCTGTGCGCTGTTGAGAATTCCGGGATGCGAAGCCCGGTTGCTGGATTTACAGCAACGCTGAAACTATAACTCTCGGAATTCATGGAATCAATCATCATCACGTATTCGTGTGAATTTGGTACGAAAATAACGCAAAGGCTGCATGCATTCGTGCTCATAGCCTTCTCGTTTGAATATGACTTGTGCATGCTCATAGTCCCAGCCAATGACATGCACTGGAACGCCATGCGAATCTCGATACCAACGATCAATAGGGATGATAGTTTCATTCAAGCAACCCTCCCCATCATATGATCTGTTAATTCTTTATCGTGGGTGAACTCACCATTCCAATCAGATTTCATCGGCAATTCGCCCTTTAAGTAGCGACGATATATCCAGATAGCACCTTTTTTCAGCAGGATAGGTGTATGCGCCGTGAACGGATCAGACACATCACGAGCTATCGTGTTGGATTTCTCTGTTAAGTAGCGATCACGCGCATATGAGCAAACACGCCAGCGCAGACTGCGACCATTGTGATTCTCATCAAATAACCATCCCGCAGAGGCGAGATAGGCGCTAACCTTGCTGGTATTAACGCCATTTAGTTGTTTGCAGAACTGGACAGGGGTCAACCCTTCAATAAAGAGGTTTTCGAGATGATTGATGTATTTCGCTTGGCGTTCGGTATAGGCGATAGCTTTATTTTTTGCCTCATACTCATCCGCCCATGCGCGTGCAGCGATCGCAGGGTTTGAAAAATCAGGAACTGAAGTCGCAGATTGCTCTTCAAGCTCTGTCATGCGGTCAAATACTTTGGCTTGAATGGCGTAGCTGTAGCTCATTGCCATTAAGCAAGCCTCACGCTTAGGCAGAAAATAACAAGGCAAAGCTCGCCCAGTAGTATCGCTATACTCACCCAAAAATTTGGGTGAGTGATTTTCACCCAATACCAACGGTACTTTAGCCAAAAACTGATCGTGACGTAGCTTTGCATGCCCCTTGCTTGGAAAAGTTGCCCCCACTGCTTTAGCCTTTTCCTCTCGCTCAGAATTGATGAAATCCACCAGCTCTAGGCTAGTCATGGTGATTTGATTTGCTGGTAGATTCTTCATGCAACACCCCGCTTAGCCTGCAGCTCACCCACAGCCCACTCAACAAAGCCGTGGTTGATGTCAGTCCGTTCGCCCTGTAATTTAGCGACATACGGAAACGCAATCGGCTTACGCCCACCGGGTACCGGTTTGCAGCGGAATTGCGGAGTTCGTCTGTTTGTTGTTAAAATGCTCACGCGGTTATTTCTCCACACACTGATTTAGTCGCACCCGACGCCTCAGACTGCATATCTGGGGCGTCAACTTTTTCAGAGATGCAAAACACTCGATACAGCAGCGCGGAATGCTCTTGGAGTTTTGCAATCGCCAAATACAGCTCATCATTGATTACAGACCTTTCTCTCGTATCTATTACGCCATCCTCGATTGCTGATTTAACTTGCTGCGAGTAGCGAGCTATTTGTTCAAATACTTCAATAAGCCTCTGGTTTATATCTTCGTTATCAACATCATCCATATCAGGCAATGGGTTAAACACCCCGCCAGATGCCCTAGCGATAGCGTGTGCTATGTGATACTCCCCACTGGCCTTTTGAAGAACCATGGCCCAGCCAAGTGGGAATACTTGATCGCCGTTAGTGCGTAGCCGATTGAAGATGGAATCTACTGTGACTTTGCTACCCAGCCATGAAGGCGCTTCTTCGTAACCACCCGGTAGATCAGCGATGGTCTTCCTAACTGCTTTTATGTACCAATCTGGCTGTTTTTCAGCGATCCAATCCTTGATGGCTTGAACTGCTCTTTTCAATGCACCCACGGTGCCTCCTGACTTGTTGTGGTAGTAATCACTCTCAATACCCTTAAGATTTAGGGTAAATATCTGGACGTAGCTCAGTCTTAGAAACTCCGCCGTGGGTTTCTTCCTCTAGACGTCTAGCAAGGAGAAAGCCCGCTTTTTTGTGGCCTTTGAAAACTAATCGTAAATATCCAGCGCTACTACCAACTCTCTCTGCGAGTTCAACTCTTTGAGTTGGTGTTAGGCCATCCCAGTACTCATGCATATTATGTACCTCCAATGTACATATTACATGAATTAAATGAACCTTCAAGGCACTTGTACCAACACGGTACTAACTATTTAATGATGTTATGAAAACGATCAGAGAAATTAGGCGCGAAAACGCGAGAAAATTGAGGGATAGTGCTGGTGGCAATTCGTCATTTGCTGCCCTCATAGATCGCGAAGCCACGCAGACCAGCAGGTTCATGGGTGAAAACGCCACTAAGAATATTGGTGATGATCTCGCTCGCCATATTGAAAACTGTTTCAATATGCCGCTAGGTTGGTTAGATAAAGAGCATCAAACAACCAATGTTACGGACACCCAAGACGTTACGATTACTTCGCAGCAAATTGCGATGGTACCCGTTATATCGTGGGTTCAAGCAGGAGCTTGGACCGAAGTAGGATACTCAGAGGTTGATTTGAGTCTGGTTGAAACATTCCCTTGCCCAGTTCCATGCGGGCCAATGACATACATACTGCGTGTGATTGGCGATTCAATGATCGATGAGTATCGACCGGGTGACATGATATTTGTAGATCCTGAAATATGCGCTACAAATGGAGATGATGTTATTGCATTGATGCATGATACCGGCGAGACAACATTCAAGCGCCTCATTGAAGATGGTGGGAAAAAGTATCTGAAAGCGCTTAATAAAAACTGGCCAGAGCAATACATCACGATAAATGGCAAATGCTCGATAATTGGTACGGTTATTTTTTCTGGTAAACCAAGAAGATACAGAACTAGAAATTAACTAAATCCAGAAAACCTGCTTCGGCAGGTTTTTTTATGCTTGACAATGTACCATTGAGATACATAATGTACCTAAAAGAAACGAGCAAGTTGAAAACTCATTTCTTTGAGCAGTACACAACAGGAAGAGCATTTTACTGTGGCGAAGGAAACTCAAGAAGACCTTCCTGAACCGTTCAATGTTCTTCCTGTTGTGGTGTAGCTCAGTTGGTAGAGCGGAGGCCGCCCGAGCTTCGCGTCGCTGGTTCAAGTCCAGCCACCACAGCAAATCAGTGTGTGGAGTAAATAAGCGCGGTACATACCGCATTTCAGAGGGTAAACCGATGAGCAATGATCGCATGACCGTAGTGCCCGACTTTCTGGGCGAGCTCGACGCGGGGATCTTCGTTAACAAGATCGCCGCTGCGCTAAACAATACCGCGTTGGGGGTTCTCAACAACGGTGGTAAAGGCCAAGTTGTCCTCACGTTTGATATTGACCGCCTGAGCAACTCAATTGAAGAAAAGCGCGTTGGTATTAAGCACAAATTGAAGTTCGTTACACCAACACCTCGTGGCAAGCAGTCAGAAGAAGACACCACCGAAACACCGATGTACGTTGGGAAAGGTGGCAAGCTGACGATCTTACAAGAAGATCAGGGCCAGTTATTTGCAATTACCGGAGAGGTAGACGGCAAATTACGAGTAACTAAATAAACAGTAATACCTAAGTTTTATTTCAATCTTTTAAATTAACGCTTTTAAATAAGCGAGGACTAAACATGTCTCAATTAGACGCTTGCACTATTAATAAAATCCAAGAACTTACATTATCTGCATTTTATTTGGACCCGATTAAAACGACTAATTGCCCTGCCGTAATTATTCCTGAAAATCACCAAATTAAATCATTAGAGCATTTAGAATTAGGCCGTAGCCGTTTTCGTGGGAAATTAAGCACCACCAGTATTGTCGATTTCGTTCGTTATTCATCTGCATACTCAGAAGGCCAGCCGGGTGCTCGTTGCTTTATCGACGCTGACAATATGTGTGCGACCTCCGTGTTCAACCTCGGCACACTTGAGAACGCAGGCCATGCCGATAACACAGCAGCAATCGCTTTGAAGAAAACTGCGCCATTCTGTGCCCTACTTGCTTTTAATGGTGAGAAGTCACGCCAAAAGCACCTTGCAGAGTGGCTAGAGGATTGGAGCGACTTCCTCACCGCCTTTGATGCCGAAGGCAATGTGCTTCAAATCAAACAAGCTGTGAGCGCCATTCGACGTATCACCATCGAGTCAGTGCAAAGTGCTGATCATGAAGATGCTGATTTCAGCGGTAAGCAGTCATTGATGCAAAGTGTGGAGGCTAAAAGCAAAGAGATCATGCCTGTGGCCTTTGAATTTAAGTGCGTACCTTATGAAGGCTTATCCGAGCGCCGTTTCAGTCTGCGTAATAGTATTCTGACGGGGGACACGCCTTTATTCGTTCTGCGTATTGTTCAACTGGAAGCTGTAGAGGAAGAAATTGCAAACGAATTCCGTGATCTGCTCACAGAGCAATTCACTGGAAAATCAATTGAAACCTTTATCGGAAATTTTAAATCCTAATTATTAATAACATTTAATACAGCCTTAAGCACCGAGCATATTCGGTGCTTAGTGAAGTATTATCTGTTTAATGTGTGGAGAAATTAAAAAGTGAATAGCCCTTATATTATTACCTTCTCAGGTAAAGCATTTAATTTAATCGAGCCTCAGCGCGAGCAAATAGTGATCGAGGATATTGCTCATGCGCTAGCGAGAGAAAACCGCTTTAACGGTCACACTAAGGCCGCATACAGCGTTGCCCAGCACTGCTATCACACATCATTTTGTGTACCGCCAGAGTTCGCACTCGAGGCGCTAATGCATGATGCTGCCGAGGCTTACATCAAAGATATTCCATCACCAATAAAGCTTCTTTTGCCAGATTATCGCGCATTAGAAAAACGCGTTGAAATGGCTATCTGCGAACGGTTTGGCCTACCACTAGCACTAAGCAGCTGCGTCAAATATGCAGACCTCATCATGCTGGCATCAGAAAAACGCGACCTTGGCATAGTCGATGAAAAACCGTGGCCACTTTTGGAAGGTATTCCAGTTGCTGATTTCACTATCGAACCAATGACCGCAGAGGTTGCCGAGCATCTCTTTATGGGGCGCTACGTTGAATTGACGGAGTTATGCAAATGACGCATATCAGTGAAATACCAGCAGGAACATTAGTTAAGCAAGCGCATGCAGGCGTGAAGCTTATTGCTGATCAATATCCAGAAACAGCGGCAATATTGCGTGAAGCCATTACACGGTTTGATGTGTTGCGTGAGGTCCACCAGCTGACCAACCACAAAGTTAAAAAGCCCGTTACTGATGCAAAGCCTAATGACGTTGTTTGTGTTTTTGGTAAGTACTACCGGCTGCGATACATCAACTATTACGGGAACCATATAGTATTGCACTTTCAGCCAGCTAGCGAACCGCTATCTCCATATACAGAAAATGATGTGATCAGTCTCGATTTAGCGAATGACATTCTGATTGAAGTGGTGGGAGATCTGAACAATGTCTGAATTAACAACTGAACGTTTAGAAAAAAGAATCAAAAACTGTATCGAAGTCGGGAACGGCTGCGTGATGTTGCCTGTCAGCGTGGCGGAGGAGCTATTGGCGTACAGGAAAATAGTAAATCACCTGCTTGATAACGACTGTAGTCGTGGAAAATTCAGTGCAGTGCAAAGCTACGATGCGCGAGAGGATTTGGAGCGACTTCTTGCGCCTACAGCACAACAAAACGAACCGCAAAATATTCCGGCGCAACCTGTAAGTAATCCTTACAAGTTACCGGTCAGATATTTTTCTTATGGTTCTGAGTGTGGTTTTGATTGGCACAATACAGAGAAAGAAGCGATTGAAGCTGCCGAGGCTGTAATTGACGACTATCGCGGTGATGCGTGCGACGGCTGGTCTGAGGAAACAGATAGTGTCTGCTGGGGTGTCATTTTGCAACAGGCAACAAAGGTCGATGAGCGCCCACGTACTGATGATGATAAATGCGATCCGGCTATTGATACAGTCTGTGATTATGCGCTGCTACCTGAACTGGTTGGCAACTCTCCGGTAATTCCGGATGGTTGGAAGCTGGTTCCGATTGAGCCAACAGAGAACATGATCATTGATGGGTTTGAGTCTGAGCCGGATGAGGATTTCAGCGAGCCGGATGATTGGGAAGAATACGCAGCAATGAGCGGATGTGAGCAGGCCGCGCACAGGGCTAAATTATGCTGGGCTGCCATGCTTGCCGCAGCACCTGCTGTAGAGGGGGATAAAGCATGAGCAAATATCGCTGTGAAAAATGCCAGAAGATGGTCAAAGCCGAAGTTACCAGCATTAGCTTAGGCGATAAGTTAGCCTTTACCATCCAGACCAGCAAAGGCCGGACGATCCGCCTTCGTAGCGTAATCGGGGAAGTATCAAAACTTCACCACAATGGTGATATCACTCTTGAATACCGAAATGCCGGTTATCGAGTTAGCGATGACGAAGTGACCTATCCAGATGCTCCCAGCCATCTTACTTATGCATTCATCGGAACGTGTGAATGTGACAACTCAGCTCAGGAGCAGACCAATGGCTAAGACAATTTTAGACATGTGTTGCGGCTCCCGCATGTTCTGGTTCGATAAGCAAAACCCAGATGTGATGTTTTGCGATATCCGTAGTGAAAGCCACACGCTTTGCGATGGACGCAATCTTGAAATTAAGCCAGATATGATCGCTGACTTCCGTCATTTGCCGTTCGCTGATGAATCATTCAACGTTGTTGTCTTTGATCCACCTCATCTGGTGCGCACAGGTGAAAACGGCTGGCAGCGTAAAAAGTACGGCGTGCTTAACAAAGAAACATGGCGCGATGATTTAGAAGCGGGATTTCACGAAGCCTTTCGTGTACTGCGTGGCCACGGCACATTGATTTTTAAATGGAACGAAACGCAAATCCCAGTAAGCCAAATTTTGGCATTAACTGAGCACAAGCCGGCGTTCGGGCATCCATCAGGTAAACACTCTAACACGCACTGGATTTGTTTTATTAAAGGGGAAAATAACAATGATTAACTCTATCGTGATCGATACCGAAACTATGGATGTACGCCCTTCTGCTCTCATTCTGTCTATTGGCGCTTTTGCGTTTGATGTTGCCGATCTGGAAGGTACTCGCGAGTCTATTCTGGCTGTAAGTCGTGATCCTGAACTTTCTGAGTATTCAACTAATGCGTTCTATTGTCTGCTCGATGCTAATGATCAGCTGATGCTGGGGCGTTCTGTTTCGAAAGATACGCAGCATTGGTGGAGAAATCAGAAGCAGGACGCGCAGGAAGCATTATCCGGCGATCGTGAATCGTTAGCCGACCAGCTACTTAATCTGAATAGTTGGATTGCTCAACATACTGACGCCACAATTTACTTTCGCGGTACCGACTTTGATGGCTCTATTCTAGAAAGCGCATACCGCGCCTGCCGCATGGAATGCCCGTGGAAGTACAACGGAAAGCGCGACGTTCGGACGTACATCGATGCGCTAACTGGCAGTAAAAAAGGTTATGTACCAGACCACCAGCCGTACTTTCAGATGATTAAGCACAATGCACTTCATGACGCGATGAATGATGCCGAGCAGATGGCGATCGCTAAGAAATGCTTTTCCACTGTAGTAAACGCTGCGTAGGTGTATAGGAGGAGTTAATGCAGGAACTCACCAAGCAACAACGTGCCGTGCTAGACGTTATAACTAATTACATTAATCGAAATGGTATATCACCAACGGTTAGCGAAATTTCGGAGGCTATGGGGTTCAAATCCCCAAACTCCGCCACTTTGCATCTCAAGGCATTAAAGAAAAAAGGTGCTATAGCAATCAGAGATAGGACGTCACGAAGTATTACAGTGATCCACGGTGAAAATAGTCCGCTGTGTATCCCAAATACTAATGACATCAACTATTGGTTTGATGGAGTATTCCAACATAAGCGCTATGAGCGAGATATTTACAAGGCTCTTCAAAGCGCTGGAATAGATGCCGTAACAAAACGTGTGGAGAATAATTATGAGCAGTGATTTCATGAGTGAAAAAGAAGTATTCGAGCGAATTAAGAAAAAAAGAACGGCTGTATGGCGATTAAGAACAAAATATGGTTTTCCATCACCGGTACTCACTCACCCATCACAATATAGCCGTGCAGCGGTTGAAAAGTGGATAGCAGAAGGTGGCGTTAACCGAGCTGTTTAACGTGCCACATAATTTTATCTGCATACAATTCATAGGCCGTTTTCTGTTCATCAAGCCAATCGTGCTTATTGTAAACGGCCATAACACCTCCCAACTCATGCCCCAGCATCTTTTCCAAAACATGGGGCATGATCCCCTCTCCTGACAAATTAGTCACAAGTGAACGGCGAAAATCATGCGTGCGCCACTCAGGAATATCGATTTTTTCCCGCAGTTTCTTCATATACAAGTTTGCAGAAGATCTATCTATGGGTTTATCCAGCTCCTGACCGGGGAATAGGACAGCGTTGCCTGTGTTAAGCAATCTTTCTATATATGGTTTTGCTTGATCGAATATAGGGCGCCTGATGACATTTCCCATCTTTGAGTGAGCGGATGGCGTAGTCCAGATCAAATCTTCCATGTTGAACTCATCAGCAGTAGCTAAACGAAGCTCTGAAAGCCTAGCCCCCCACAGTAGCAACAGTTGATGCAACACTTTATTGGATGTAAATATTTTTGAGTTCTCAAGAGCTAACCATACTTTTGCTAACTCGCTATACGTCAGAACCCGGCTACCCACGTCTGGTTTTTTACCGATGTTTTTAACGCTTAACCTAGACAACTCGCATGATGGGATTAGCTGGCGGCTAATGCACCAGTTTATGACTGATCTGAGTTGCACCAGAAGCACGCGAGCTTTTTTACTGTTTAACTGTTCCTGCTTGTCAAAGAACCTTACCCACAATGAAACAGGGATGTTCGCGACCGGCATGTCTTCAAATTCTGTGTACATGGTGTTGTACACGACAGAACGATAAAGCGTCTTAGTATTGGGCTTTAGATTTGATACGTATTTATCCCACCACTCATCGAGGCATTCTTTCAGAGTCAGCTCACCATCATTGCGAGCAAAATAATTTTTTGGGTGTATCCCCTTCATGTACAATGCTCGCATCTCCCCAACGATTACACGGGCATCTTTCAGCGAGACTGCAGGGTACCTGCCAACCGTAAGGCGTACTGGCTTCCCATTCCATCGGAAGCGGTATTGAAATGCGATAGTGCCTGTAGGAGTGATTCTAGCGCTAAGTCCGTCCCCGTCAGTGATTTCAGGGGCGACGCTGTATGGCTTACCTTGAATGCTTCGTAATTTTGTATCGCTGAGGGCCACAATAAGTATCCTGTACACACCATTTATTGTCATTCTGTACTCAATATGTACGCAATGGCAAGTGAACGAAGCAAAAAACAAGATAAACAATCAAAAACATTAAAGCATCTTTTAGAACGTTGTACTTGATGCAAAAGCAGAAAACACGGTAACATAGAAAAACAGGCGAACAGTTCAAATCAATCTCGCCATATGTCCTCTTAGTTAAATGGATATAACGAGCCCCTCCTAAGGGCTAGTTGCAGGTTCGATTCCTGCAGGGGACACCATACTGAGTTTTATCCCCCTTTGAATCACCCATCATCTCGTCAGCGCCAAAACCCCACCGCGTAACCTACGTTGATTCATGACAAATGCGTGTACTTTCGGTAGAAAGTCCTCAAAGAATCACGCGCAAATAAAGATATAAACCTATGTATTCATCTTTAGCCCCGCCCCCACGTTTAGACCGTAACTCCCTCCCTCATGTACAATCATTCTTCCAACAGCAACACTTTATTAACAACGACCCATTGCATTGATCTTATCAACTTCGCCCAATCTCTCCCCTATCCCCAAAGCAATTCAGGTAACACATCCATCGTCTCCATGTTTGGACACCAATCAGCACTATTTTTATCACCATTCCCTCCTTTATAACGGCCTCCATGACTGACAAAACATGACTTCCACAAATAGAAATCACCAATCCCACACTTATAATAATGAAATATAACGCCAAAAAATAAAATATTGTCAGTTCATTAAACTATAAATTTAAAGTTTACAGTTATAAATATCAATCATATCTATGTCGCCAGTATACTTTATTCAAGAAAATCGCCGCCTATGACAGACAACAGTAACGGTGTCGTTTCTGACTTCCTAATAAAAAAGCAGTACAGGCGAACACGGAAATGAGAAGGCATGGCAACGTTGATTATTTATTCCGAGAACTAAAAAAAAGCAGTCAAGCAACGGCAAGTTACTGCTGTCTTTCAGTATTAAGGCATCAGGCTAAGCCATATTTACAGCGCCGAGAAAGATAGCAAGCTAATAATGATTTTGATGTCTAGTGCGTTAAAGAGAAATGTCAGCATGACTCTATTTGGGTTGAAATTTCATCTATAGCGGATGCAGCCATGAGTAAAAATCAGATTCAGGCCCGTAGATATAGAGCTGATACAAGGTTATTTCTATCGCCAACCTATATAGGTTCAACGTTTGATTTTGGATAAGAATATAAAATGCTCATCAATAATGAAAAACGAAACAGAAAAGTTTCAATCATCACAGATAATGAATACCTGAAATTAGGCTTGCTTTCTATACTTAGTGAGCTAGATCCCAAAAGCTTTGTAGGAAATGCTATTTTTATTGACGTTGATAGTTTGAAGCTGATGTCAGACTTTGGCACTTTGCTAAAAAATGCCTATGCCAATCGCGCCTCCGTGATTCTTATCTGTGCAGGGGGAGATATGTCTATGGTATTGGAACGACTTCCTCACATCGATATTAACGAAAAACTCTCTCTATGGCCTCGAGATATCACGACGTTGCTTAGATCAAACCTGACCTATTATTTCATTAAGGAATTTAATGATCTGATTTGTGTCAAAAAACTCGGGGCAATGAAAATGGCCATCATTCTTATGGTCAATAAAGGGTGGACATTTAGCCTTATCGCCAGAACATTGAAGATCTCACATAAAACGCTTTATCGCTACACCGGGGGATTGGTTTCTTATTTTAATGTTAAAAACATTAATTTTTTATTTTATTTTCTTAGGTCACGTTTTCCACCGTCCTATTTTGACTCCCGTTTAACTGACTATTCGCCAAGAGCACCGCTACTGTCTTTTGTAGCCGGAAAGGTTTTGGCTAAAGGTCAAGCAAGAATAACAACGCAGTTAACTCAGCCGTAGCCCATACAGGCACATTTAATAATGATTTTTTCATGATGTAATTAAGGAGCTAGTTTATATGAACATGGGTTCATCAAAGTTTTTGATCTTGGGATCAATCTGTCTGCTGGCGGCATGCTCATCCCAGCCAGCAAAGAAGCCTCAGGGCAACAACCATACAACGGCTGCAGCAACTACTGGATATAAAAATACTAGTACCCCTGCAGATAACTATATTGCAAAACGAACTGCAACACTGACAGGTATAACGCTGGCTTCAACAAACAACATCTGTGTTGACCACTTTAATTTCTTAAGAGAAGTACAGTCTAATCAATATCAGAAATACACTAAAGATTATGGCGATATTGGCAAGGGATACCGTTTTTTGAATGTAAACAAAAACATTATGGATAACGATGCAAAACAAGTTTACACCATGATGCTTGAAATGAAATTAGACACCTTGTGTTCAAAAGTTCAATACACCGGATATTCAGTAGTAAAAGATAAAATAAAAGAGCTCTCTAGCATTTAATTACACATTTAAGCTATTTCAAGCCAGAGCCCCTTCTTTTATGAAGATGGGCTCTTTGTGTGCTTCATAATATTTTACATTGGTATTCGTTATGAGAAAAATAATTTCACCAAGAGGTATGAAAATTACCTCGTGGGGGATAATCATTATTCAAGCTCTTACACCATTGTTAATTTCAGCCAGTTCTGTCGCCAGAGCTAATGAATATCGCAATATGGAAGAGACTATTTTGGGGATGCAATCGGTAGTTGACGGGAGTGCTCCTACAGCGAGCCAGCCATCTTCACCTTTATTGCCCCCAAAAAAGCAGCAGGCCCCCACATTAATCTCAACGCCTGAGTTCCAATCTTATCTTAACCCAGAGATGGCTCTCCCTACGCCATCTCCCGAGACTTCAACGCCTAATTTGCCTTCCCTTGGTAGCGAGTCTATTTCATCTTCGTCAGCAAACGAACCAGCGCCAGATCTCACTGGTAACGCGATGCAGGCAGGACAAATTTTATCGAGTGATAATGTCACCAATGCATCTATTAATTATGCAAAAAGCATTGGCGAAGGATTAATTAACCAACAGATTAATGACTGGTTGAATCAGAAAGGTACTGCACGTTTCAGCGCGGGCTCTGATCAAAAAATTTCAGGGGACTTGTTACTCCCCATTATTGGGAACACAGATAGTTTACTCTTCACGCAGCTCGGCTTGCATAGTAATGAAGATAGAAATACGGCCAACGTTGGTATGGGCTATCGCCAATATATTGGCGACTGGATGTATGGAATCAACACCTTTTACGATTATGACTATACGGGCAAAAATGCGCGTTTAGGCGTCGGTGGTGAAGCTTGGACGGATTATCTAAAACTGGCGGTGAATGGCTACTACGGCCTAACCGACTGGCATCAGTCCCGCCTGTCTGCAATGAAAGACTATGATGAACGCCCTGCCAATGGGTTTGACCTGCGTGCTGAGGCTTATTTACCGTCATATCCTCAATTAGGCGCCAACCTTAAATATGAACAGTATTTTGGTAAAGGTATCGATCTGGGCACCGGCACACATCCTGACGACTTAAAGGATAATCCAAAAGCACTGACCTTCGGCTTAAACTATACGCCAATCCCACTGGTTACCCTGAAAGGTGAGCACTCCGTGGGTGATAAAGATGACAGTCGCATTGGGATCGACGTTAATTATCGGTTTGGTGTGCCATGGGCTCGACAGATCAGCGCCGACTCGGTTGATGCGTTGCGCAGCTTAATGGGCAGCATGTACGAATTTGTCGATCGTAACTATGAAATCGTGATGCAATACCGTAAGCAGGATCTGCTGCGAATCTCATTGCCAAATACGGTCACTGCCAAAGCCGCAGAAACCATAACGCTACCGCTCACCGTATCTAAAGCCAAGTATGGTCTGAAGGACGTCGAGTGGACGGCCTCTGCGGAATTTCTCGCTAACGGTGGTACATTCCGCGAGCTGTCGCTCACCCAGTTAGAAGTCACTTTACCGCCATACGTGTACACCAAACGCGCTAACGCCGCGCAGGAATACGTCATTAAAGCGGTTGGCGTCGACAACAACGGTAATAATTCCAATACCGCAGCGACGACAATTAAAGTTGAACCTTCTAAAAATATCATCAGCGATTTAACGATCACGCCATCAGGCTCAGTACCGGCTAACGACGCTGACTATTTCACCGTGACAGCCTCGGTGCTTGATGAACATAGCCAGCCGATGACGGCACAGCCTATCAAGTTTGATATTGATAACATGAAAGGCGCAGATGGTCGTTCAGCAGCAACGTTATTTAAAGATGGCGACACCAACAGCCAAGCCCTGACGGTTAACACCGATAGCCGAGGTAAAGCCACGGTTTACGTTCGTAGTAAACTGGCTAAGCAAGGTGTGGTTACTGCCACAATGAACAACGGTAACTATAAATCAGGCCAGGTTGACTTTATTGCTGATGCCGCTACAGCACAAATCAGCGCGCTGGATATCATCAAAAACAAGGCACTCGCAGATGGGCAAAGCTCAAACAAACTGCAAGTGACCGTAAAAGATATCCATGGCAACCCACTCGCCAATTCACAGGTTGATTTAAGCGCCACAAACGGTGCAACTATCGTCAATGGTTCAACGGTGATGACTGATGCCGAAGGTCAGGCCATTCTGTTAGTGACCAATACAACGATTGGTGATAGCACAATCACGGCACGCATCAACGGGAGTTCTAAAACTCAGGTTGTTACCTTCGTTGCAGATAAATCGACATCTACCATTACCCAGAGCGATCTCACCGCAACTCAGGATGCCGTCGCAAACGGAACGGATACTAACCTAGTCACAGCAAAAGTTACCGACGCCAACGCGAACACGGTCTCCGATGTCACGGTTCATTTTACCGTCAGCAACGGTGCCAAAATTATCACCGTCAAAGGTGTGACCGGCGATGACGGCCTTGCAACCGCCAAAGTGACAAGCCTCAAGGCAGATACCTACACCGTTACCGCTCGAATTCAGGAATCAGGAAACAGCGCTCAGACCAACACGCGCTTCATTCCCGATAGTTCAACAGCAACCATCATTGATAGCAATCTGAATATCAACCCCAATGGCGCTCTAGCTGACGGTGTTGATACCGATGCAGTTGAAGCTATTGTAACCGATGCCAACGGCAACCTCGTCCCCAACGCCAGCGTTAACTTTGTTGTTGCAACAGGTGCCACAATTACCACCGTTATCGGCACCACGGGTTCAGATGGCAAAGCAACAGCAACGGTGACGAGTACCACTGCTGGCAAATATAAGGTCACCGCCACCGTCAGCGGCCGTTCAGCCAGCAAAGACGCAATATTTGTTGCTGATAATGGAACCGCGGCCATCGTTGCAGGAAATCTGAAGGTCACTGCTGATAACGCATTAGCCAACGGCACTGCAACCAATGCTGTCCAAGCTAAAGTCACGGATGCGAACGGTAACGTGGTGCCGAATGTGGCTGTAAGCTTTAGCGCCAATAATGGTGCAACCGTCACTACAGCGTCAGCGATCACTAACGAAAGTGGCCTTGCTACGACAACGCTGAGTAATACCACATCAGGGGTCACCAACGTCGTTGCGGCTATTAACGGCACCAGCCAGAATGTGAATACTAACTTCACACCTGATGGCTCAACGGCAACGATCGTCAAAGGCGATTTACAGGTCACACAAAACGATGCCACAGCCAATGGGAGCGATACTAACGCAGTTCAAGCCAAGGTTACCGATGCCAATGGCAACGTAGTACCGAATGCTACCGTCACCTTCAGCGCTAACCACGGCGCGACAGTGACCACTGAGTCTGTCACAACCAACCCACAAGGACTTGCCAGCACCACATTAACCAACACGCAATCCGGTACGACTCAGGTTACGGCAACCGTTAACAGTCATAGTCAGCAAGTAGACACTAACTTTGTAGCAGATGGCTCAACGGCAACCATCACCAAAGCTAACCTCGTTGTGACTTCTGATAACGCTAAGGCAGATGGCCATGCAACCAACGCGGTTCAAGCTAAAGTCACCGATGCCAACGGCAACTTAGTCCCTAATGCAGTCGTCAGTTTCACCGCAGATAATGGTGCAACGATCGTCAACGCGTCAGTGACAACGGGTTCTGATGGCTTAGCGAGCACCACGTTGACCAATATCCAAACAGGGATAGCCAAGGTCACCGCCACCATTAATAGCCATAGCCAAACCGTCGACACCACCTTTAAGGCTGATGACGGGACAGCAACCATTATCAGTGGCAATTTGACGGTCACGACTGACAACGCCAAAGCCAACGGCACCGCAACCAACGCCGTTCAGGCCAAGGTGACCGATGCTAACGGCAACGTGGTGCCTAATGTGACAGTCGCCTTCGCCGCGAATAACGGCGCGACGATCACCACCGCGTCAGCCAACACCGATGAAAATGGCTTAGCCACCACCACGCTGACCAACATCACCGCCGGTATCAGTAAAGTCACCGCCACCGTTAATGGTAACAGCCAGAGCGTCGACACCACCTTTGTGGCTGATGACGGCACGGCGACCATTATCGCTGGCGCCCTGACAGTCACGGCTGACAACGCCAAAGCCAATGGCACCGCAACCAACGCCGTTCAGGCCAAGGTGACCGATGCTAACGGCAACGTGGTGCCTAATGTGGCAGTCACCTTCGCCGCCA